TTACGCCGTCAACAAGCATCCGCCCTGGCTTGCTCTCATCCAGCGCCATGTGAAGCGCTTGTATGCGGCCTGATTTGATGTACTTCTCAAGGTCGGAATAATCGCCAAGCGTCACCGGTCGTTTCTGGTATTCCACACCATCAATAGTGACAGTCAAGCTTGCGCCCGCTATCGACATATCATCTACTTTCTTCTCGTCCATTTTAGCTCCTTTCATTATTCGGTTATTATGTCTTCCATGCCGTGCTTCTGGTTACGCCTATCGGCAGCGCACCATTGCCTACCAGTGTCATGTTCTGCGTTATCAATGACTCAACAGGCGCATCGATATTTATGCCTTCCACCAGGCCAGTGCCTGTGAAATAGTACGCGTTAGTTGTAGTAGGCGTTGCATTATAGCGCGTAAAGAGTTGGACTGTCTTGTCAGTGCCCTTCCACGCCTGCTGGTTCACTGCTGAATCGTTCCAGAATTTATCCGCCGTAACTGTCCAGCGATATATACCAGCGGTATAATGCGCAACGCCCACATGAGAGAAGTTGGTTGAGTCTAAGGCCTCTACGCTGTTAGTCAGCGACCAGTTGAAGAACTGCGTCAGCACAACGCCGGGCAGTGCCGCCTTTATAGTCACCGTATCACCCACAGCTTCTACCGTAAGAGTCTCTGCCGCTGCAAGAGTTAATGTGCCTGCCGCTACCGTATCGACTGTGAAATCGTCGTTATTGCTGGTGCTGCCTGTCACTGTATAGACGTTAGCAGCTACAAAGCCAGCCGTTACAAACCCATCTGCCGAATCCAGTATAGTATCCGCGCTGCCGCCGCCGTCGACAAATGATATAGTTATTGCTGTATATGTCGGCGTCCAGTAAACTGCGCCGACTGTCCCTGCTATTGCTGCCATGCTGGATCAGCCTCCTCTATGATCCGTAAGTAGGCGTTCCGTTCCCAACAAACGTATACTCAGCGGTCACCTGGCTATTTACGTTAGTCGAGATAGTCAAGCCAGTTACCAGTATAGTGCCTGAAATGTCCGATGAGCCGAGAATCATAAGAAAGCTGGCTGCTGCGCCATCGCCTACATCCAATGTTTGCGTTGCCTCCCAGTTGCCGCCAAACGTTCCAGCCCACCGCTTGATCCCGCCCAGCCATTTTGCTATAGCGAGGTCGGCGAAAGTTGTTATGTCGTGGGTATCTATGGTATCATTGATCGTCCAGTTTGATATACCTATAGCCGCAGGGATACTCGCCTGAGTTATAGACCCACCTGTTCCTGATACTGCTGCCATTTCGTATTACCTCCATAAGCGCTCCCTTTTGCGGCCATCATTGGCCTTCTTCTGCCTGAGTCAGCTTCACCAAACTTAGCTCTGCTTCCGCACTCAGGCAATTATCACATCGGTCTTTGTTGCCATCCTTTCTGAATATACCGCCACACTTGCAGCCGCGATAGTTATTCAAGTCGTGAACTATACCTAGCTCCTCAAAGGCAGGACTCATATCGCCAGTAACAGCCTTCTCGAACATCGCCAAAAGCAATTCCTGATACGTCTCGCATTCGGGGTCAAGCTGGGTGGCTAACCATGCTGCACATAGCGCATTCGGCAAGTCGCCCAATTGGTTATATGCCGCCGATATATTGTGGTAGGCTGCGCCGCGAAATCCCCAGCTATTCTGGACGATATTGATCTCATGGTTAGTGCGCTCTGCCATGTCTCGCATATACAGGAATTGGTTATGCGCCAGTATAGCCTGCTGCCACTGCTCAGTCATGCTGAAGAGCGTCGATACGTGCCAGATCATGTCCAGATTCTCTGGGTACTTCTGCGCTGATTCATGCGCCAGATTGGTAGCTATATCAAGCTGGCCGCTGCGCTGGTATGCCGCTATGGTATCTGTCCTGATTATCTGGTCAATCTGCGGCGTCATTGTCAAGCCTTCTTCCATCAGGTATCTATAAAACTTCTTGCTAGTCTCAATAACGTCGCTATATCGATGCTGCCCCCTGTAGTTCTTGATCATAAACATGGTCGTACATGGCGAATAAGGGCGCTCGTCAAGCTGCATTTGTAACAAGCGCTCAGTACGTGCCAGCTTTGCCGCCATAGCGGTTTCTTCAAGCGCATATCCCCAATGCCATATAATGACAGGACACAGCGAAGGCGCACCTCTATATCGGGGCTGGTTATGCGCCCTGTTCTCGTATTTGATCCTGCCACGCCTGAAGATGCGCTCTGCCTGATGCCGGGCTTCCCCATCCTGCAAGTAGTTAATGATATTGCACTTGATGGCATTTGCGCTACCTGCTTTGTTTTCTATTTCAAGCAACACCGGCCTGATTAGCTTCCCGGTATCGTTCATCAGCATTTCGTCAGCATCGAATATAAATATCCAGTCGCAGTCAGTATGCTCTTCGGCAAGGCGTATTGATTCATTACGCGCCTCCGAAAAGCTATCATTCCACGGATGCTCGAATAGCTGCACCTTCGGATACTCGCGGGCGATCTTCATGGTGTCATCAGTCGAGCCAGTATCGACAATCACTATCTGGTCAACGTAATTGTGTATGCTATCCAGACATTTCTTGATATTGGCTTCCTCATCCTTGACGATCATTACCGCCGCGATAGTTGGTACATTATTTTGTAATTGTCCTAGCATCATTTGCTCCTTTCGTTATCGACTTTTTTGTATTTGTATCCTATAGTCAACTGTGTGCTGTAAAATATCATCCTCTGTCTGCATCTCGTGATCCAGCTCGCGTATCATCTGAATATGGCTGTATCCGCTCACCGTCAAGTCGCATAAGTCGAAGCAGTTAGTCAGCTTGGTGAAACAATCGTTAAGCGTTGCGTCATTATTTATGTCCTCCGGGTCGTAGTCAAAGATGCTAAACTGGATAACCGTCACCTCTGACACCTGGCCGAAGGTATAGACAGGACTGTTAGCGATCTCAAAATACACAGCGTAAGGATAAGTCGGATTCTGCCGCCCCTTCAGCCAGTGCAAGCCGCCAGTAAGCGCCGTCGCAAACGTACTCTCTGCCGCGAACCTCGTTGCTATCGCTGTCTTTAATGCGCTTATATCCATTATGCCAATATCCTCTCGATAGTGCCTCTATTCTTCTCAAGAGCCATCCTGAGCGCAGGTCGGGCGGGCATCTTGTGCGTCCCCAAAAAGACGTAGCCAGCGTAGTCAACCTCAGCCCCGGCGTGACTATACGCGCCGACGCGGGTGATCAACTTAGCCTCGTCTGTCTCTTCCTCGATGCTATTCAGCAGCCTGCTTGATTTGACCGCCTTCATCTCAACAATAAATCTCTTGGCGTCAGCAGCCACAATCATGCCAATCTTGTGCATCTTTGCAGCAGCTTCAGTATGGACAACCCGCTCAACGTCTCTGCCATACCAGTTTATCTTTGCCATCATTCAATCACCTTCAACGCCAGCTTGAAATGGTGTAGCTGCTTCCCTGTACGCGTCCGCCACGGCTCAACACCCGTTATGTCATAAGTCAATGAGCCAAGCGGATTCCAGAGATTGTCTACTACAATCCTATTCTTAGCCTTCAGGTCAGTAATATACTGGTCGCCAATTTTGCCAACATAGACTTTATGAGTGGCGACAACGCCCTCGCGCTCGTATATCAAGCTCTCTGTTGCAGTTACTGGCTGTAAAGAGCCATAGAAGGTCGTCACGTCCGCCCACGTTGTTGTATCCGCCAGCGTCGCTGTCTTGGTCTGCGTTGGTTCCTGTAGCCTGCAAGCTGTCGATCCGCCTCTAACACCTTTCATTACACTATATCCTCTTTCACATATCCGGTATCTAATATCGTTTTGCTCTCATCAGGCATCTGCGAGATCGCCGCGGCATAGGTTACGCTTATATCGCCAGTGCGCCAACTCTTGATCCCAAATGACTCATCTTCTAATCCAGAATAGACAGCCTTAACCCACATATATACCGCTAGGATGAGATCGCCCGGCATGGTGGCATATCCAGCCGTGTAGGTTACAATCACGTTCTGGAAGCCTGACGGGAAGCCAACATCGTAATGTATCCCGGCACTCTCAGCAGTAAACCTGACGCTTATTACGCTGCTAGGTATGTTCAGATACGACCAGCCAGCTTCCGTGCCGCCCCGTGATCCTACTGAATGAGCCATTACAGGCAGCAGTTCGCTGGATAGCAGAGAGCCATAATTAGAGTCGTATATCTTAGCAGACCAGCCATCGCTTAATGTGTTGATCTGGGTAACTACCTCGTTTAATGTATCGTAGCTGCTATCGCTCAGGTCGATTGTGTCTGTGCTTGCGCTAGTCCCGCCTGCAACGGTCAGCGTCATTGTTGTATCATCAGGCGCGACCGTAACGGTGGCTCTTGTAACGTCTGTGGCTGTGTTCTTGACCTTGATCCCCGCCATCTCGCCTATTGCAACCTGCGTAATACTGATGATAGGATATTGGTTCAGGAATATGGACATTGAATCGTTCCCGTCATGTAGCTCATGCAGATATTCGGTAGAGTCAAATGTCCTGTGGCAGTACATCTTAATCGCTGCTTCTATCCCGGCATGTATAGTCGAGATGGTGTCCTGTGGCTCGCCTGATACAGCCGTGTCTGAAGTGATAGTCTGCGCTGCCGCAGCATCCTCTGTGAAGCCGTAAGTCGTGCCTGCATCTGAGCCTGTGTGCGTATATGCGATAGTATGTCCAGTTGTGGCGTCTATGGTGAATAACGTTGTGGTGGTGGAATAGGTGACTGCGAAAGTAATTGCGCCGCCTGTCAATGTGGTATCAGCATTCATGGCGGTTGCTAGGGCGGTCGCTAGTTCTGAGCCTTCATATGTGCCGTCTGGCGTATCTATACTGGCAGATCCCTCGTCGCTTGTCAGCACGAGGACATCATTAGCTGCCGTTATTGTAAATATACCAGTAGCGTCTAAGCCTAAGAAAGCCATCACTTCTGCGTCAGTTACTATCGCCATGTTGATCCTCCACGAAGGGGCGGCAGCGGGACAGGTGAAAGGAGTACCGAATAGCTGCTATCTGGTGGAGCGTTTACCAGATCAGCCAGCCGGTTTCTTGAAAGCCCCATCCCGCCGCCTCTAATTATCTATAAATCAATAAACCTTATCTACTATCCTACATATATCGGATTCGTCTTAGGCCAGTTGCCAGCAGCCTTGCTATCATAGGCCACCGTGTCGTGGCTTGTCTACCAG